GTGCATCAGTCCACAATTTATAAAACATATTCATACCATGTGGGGTAGATACTATCATTACCTTTGTAGATTTACCAGATGATATTGTAGGATATACAGAACTAAAGAATTCTTCAGCTAATGATGTTGGTACATATGCAAACTCATCAAGGAAAATAATGTTATATGAACCACCACGAATTGCACTGGCAGATGTTGCAGCGGCAAGTATACTTGAACCATTCTCTAAATCTAAACTTCCTTTGTTCCATGATACAACACCTTGTTGTAACCACTTGGGAAGATTCTCATATCCTAATTGTAATCTACCTAGTATATCTCTAGCAGTAGATGACTTGTTTGCAAGTATTGCTACATTTACATTCTCGTTAAATAAAACATAATGTAAAAGGTATGCAATAATTGTTGTTGACTTACCAGACTGTCTAGGAAGTTTACAGATTGTAAAACGATTTTCATGAAATGTTTTTACCATGTCTTGTTGAAAGTCATACATTTTAAATGGTACAAGACCTTCATCAAGAGATACAATCTTCATGTGTGTTTCTATAAAGTAAACAGGGTTATCCATACACTTCTGATATTCTTGTATTTGTTCTTTCGTAAACTCTACAGGAACATTAGCTTTCTTTAGAAGCGGATTACCGAGATATTGATTATGGTCTGTAGCCATTATTTTTTCTTATCCTTTTTTAAAAGTTTTTGAAGTTCAGCAGTTGAACCAACATACAATGCATTGGTTACATTTTTGGGTGCGTTACTAGGAACTTCTTTTAATCTTTTCATTGAGTTTTGTAAACGAGAGAGTTTTTCTGTAACATCAGCAACTTGTGATATAAGATTACCTGCTACTTCATAACTTCTGGGATGGTCGGATTGTTTGGCAACTTCTAGTATACCATCAATCGCATCTTGACCTCTTTCAATTAAATTATAAAAGTTTTCTCTTTGATATTTGTAATCACTATCAACATCATCAAGTGTGTTATCTCTTTTAACTATAAGAGTATCTGGTTTTTTCTCAACAAGCTCCGCTGTCGATTCTTCGATATCTAGAATCTCATCTAGAATATCTTTTGTTTTGTTACTCATAATTATTTCACCTTTTTAGTTTTGACATCAATGTTTTTTAAATCACCTATGGATTTATCACTTAACATTTTTGCAACTAAGTCTTCATCTTTTCCTTTCAGTATAAATTTACCTATACCTGTTTTAATTATTTCTGGTGTAGGTCTTCTTGTATTCTTGTATGTTTTAATATATTGTTGAGCAACATTTAAAGCTTTACCAGTTTTATCTGTTACTTCTATATCTTCTTTTAATTCCTTAAAAGTTTTCATTACTTGTCTGTACCTGATTCACTGTCAAAGTTTTTAGCATCTTGATAGAAAGATGTTGTTTCATTAAATCCGAAATCATCATCAGCATCTGCAGATGTTGGATTTGGTGTAGCAGTATATCTTTGTTCTCTTGTTGGAGAAACATCTGGCATATCTGTATATTGGTCAACTTGTACAGTCTTAATAACTTTACTAGATGTAATAGGGCCATATAGATAGAATTTAACAGTAAAATCTAAAGTATACATAATGGCTCTTCTTTCTGCCATATCTCCTCTATAACTATCTTCATAATTAATACTGTTTAATATAATAGGAATATCTCTAGCAATTCCCATGTCTACCATATCATTAATTGTTAATGTATAATCTGGTTGGAAGTATGGAAGTATTTGTTCTACCATTTGTAAAGCATCATCAGATTGTTTTGCCATTGCATATAATTGAACATTCAAATTATAAGGAACAGGCATGTATTGTGTATCTAATTTATCAGCACTACTTGCACTTGATTTTACTTTTTTAAATTTTTGTACACGATTTAACTTTCTTGCTGGGTCGTATGCCATATTCTGAATTTCAAAACCTAATCTAGGTAATGTAATTGCAACTTTACTGTCTAGTCCAGCATCAGCATCTAATCTTGATAACCATTTTTGTTTGGGGCCATATGCCAAAGGCACTTTCATGGATTGGGTTATTACACCACTATTGTTTTTACGAACCACATGAATATCATTAAATAGAGTACCAAACCCCACAATAATATTTCTAACTGTTTCGTGATAAAATTGTCTATTTCCTAACATTATGCGTATACTCCTGCATCACCAAATGGATTAGATTCTGAGAAGTCTAATACATTATCATCTAGTGAATCAAATAATTCATTCTGTGCAGTTTTATCTTGCACATAATCCCCTACTATATAGTCTTCCGTTAGTAGATATGAATCATCACCCGTATCAGCATCATTCTCTAATAGAATATTTGTACCTACAGAAGTAGAATCATCTTCACCAATTATATTATCTCCAGCAGTTTCTTCTAATAGTAAACCAAAGTTACTTCTGCTGTGTTGTATATTTATATCCTCGTTTTGAGCTGTTGATTGTTCTAATGTAAATTGAAAATCTCTTGTATTTCTACTTTCATCAGTTTCTATATTATCAATATCTAGAATACCTGTATCAAGTGCATCAGATGAATACTCATATGATTTACATTTTAATTTATAAATTGGATTATTATCTAATTGATGAAAGGGTTCATCATGGTCTACAAAACTAACTTCAAATATTTTACCTAGTATGGGATGATAAACTAAATCACCTTCGTAAGGTCTGTCTGTACTTACTGCATCTGTTTCTGTAAGTATATAAAAATCACTACCTGTAGTTATAGTTTCTAATTCAGAAAAATTATCTGATTGGTCTATTGTTGCTGACTCTAATAATATAGAACCACCTGTAGTATCTGTTCCAGTTTCTATCTGTAGTTGTTTTGTTAAATCTTGAAATCTTTCTTTGTGTACAACTAATGTTAATTCATTTCTATTTTCTAATCCGAACTGACTCATCAATTCCTTTTCACCTTCATATCCACCTTCAGCATTTTCAACATACATCTCAATAGGAACTTGTGAAGTAAATGTAGACAAGGAATCCTCGCCCAATACACTATCAATAGCAACTGTGGTTCTATCTATATAATACACATCATGTCCAAAGATTTGTATAGCTTCTTTTACTAAATCACTATACAGATTTTTCTCTGTACTAATAGCTGTACTATTATTTGTATGAAAGGCCTTGTTGACTGCCATAACTTTATCCTATCATGTAGTCAATAGGTGTTTCGAATGTTAACTTAATTTCTTCTTCTAGTTTTTGTATTTCTTCAATCGCTTGAGAATAAATTTGTTCACCATTCATTGTTACCCCACCTAATGTAGCTACACCGTTAAATTTAGAGAGATTTGCTCCCCATTGTCTTTTGATTAATGCTGTTGCATATCTTTTTAAATAGATATCATCATAGATATCTGTATATGTTGTTGGGTCTATTTTACGATAACATTCTATAATTAAATATTCATCTACAGTTACTTGGTCCCAAGCCATATCTAAGTATAAACGATTCTGATGTTGGTTGTAACGAATAGGAACTTCACCAGTAAGTATATGTGATAACATATCTAACTGTTGCATAGTCATTTGATATTGTATAATAGATGTAGATGAGAAATCATATAAGTCATTTAATCTTAATTGATAACGAATATCAAACATACTATTTGTTGAAGCTTCATCAAAGTTAAAAATATTTGATACTGAAACTACAGCAGAAGGCATGGGAATAAAATTATTACCCTCTTTAAAACTTCCAGTGATTGTGCTGTCTACTGAATCAGCAGATGTTGTTGTAGAATTACCACGAGCTCTATCAATATCAGTTTGAGTAATTTGATATTTTAAATACATCTTCTCAACACCATCATAATGATACTGAGCAAAATATTGTAGTGCCTCATCTATTCTATCATCTGTTTGGTCATCTGATACGTTAATATCAATAACACCAAATCCTAGATTTCTAAGACAGTATGATTTAAATGTTGATTTACTTGTTGGTATCGCCATACTAATTATCCCTTTTTCTAGTATTTATAATAATACTCAATCAACTATAATATTTTAAAAAATTGATTCCATATATACACCTTAAAGAGTTTTTAAGACTTTAAGTCATACAATCATATCAGAAAGATATAAAACTTTAAATATTGGACATTAGACCCCTTTAAATGGGTGTGAGGGCATTTAGTTACTTAAATGTAAACACTAATACATATCTTCCACCAATTTTAGGGTAATAGTGATAATGTTCTATTTTACCAAAAGATAATCCTCTATACTTCTTCGGAGCTATCTTAGTTTTATTTTCATCTAGTATTACTGTAGATGATTTACTATCTAGTGGTTCGTTTAAATATACTATTAATTGATTGTGTTCAAAGTCGTGGTCTACATGTGTCGGTGACTCATCTCTTATTCCATTATAGAAAGTAAAGTTTACACATATCCTTAATACTTCATTATAACTTATATCATTATTATTACAAAACTCATCTAAGATTTTAACAAAAGTATCATGATACTCATGTTTGTCAGTAAAATCTTTCATTTCAGGTCTTGCCAAAACTACATGATTTAAAAAAGGTGTTTCATCATCTATAACAGATTCACCTTGCATGTAAAGAGGGAAGTGTCTAGTTAATATATAACTTTCTATAAACTCTTTACTGTCACTTGATAAAAAATTGTCATCTATAATCATATGAATTTAATATTACCACTAACTACTTTTCTAACATTATCATTATTAGGTCTAACCTCATGAGGAATACCACCTTTAAATATTACACATCTACCTTTTTTAGCAACAACATGAATTGGTTCTTCCATAACATAAGGATGGCCTGGGGTATAAAATGTTGTAGGTGATGATTTATCAGAACACTCTATGTAATATATAAATGAATAATCACCTTCTGTAGGATTATGTATATGTGTTTGATGCCAATCCTTTTTATTATACTTTTGTATCCATGTAGTCAATAAATTATAACCAGTTTTATTTAATCTTACACATACGCTATTAAATATACTTTTTAATTCTACATTTACCAATTTATCAAACTCAATATTTGATTTATTAAAATTATTTAATTGTTCAAAATCTCTTTCTAATTTAATACTATTAACATGATTAACAAACTTATTACTCAGTTTTTTATCTTCAACAAATATAGTATGTGTAAAATTTAGTTCTATCATTTTAACTTTAATTTGGTACACATTCGATTACTTCCTATTTCACCTCGTATCCATATATTAAATGATAAAGAAATTCTTTTTTCCTCATTCATATTAATTGGTGCCTCATGATAGCTACTTGACGGAAATATTACCATATTATTTTTTTCTGATTCTATACTTATTTGGTCTGTATTAAATATATTACTTTCAGTATAATTTAAATCCCACTCTAATAAATTACCTTGTCTAAAAAATGTTGTCTTAAAAGTATCAGCACCATCAATATAAAATATACCACTTATAAGACTATTTGAATGATTATGCCTAATATGAGTAGTGTATTGGTCATTATAATTAACCCAAGAATTAGTCATATAAATTTCTATACTTTGATTTATTTTTAAAACATGATATGCAAAATCTCTAACATGTTTCATAATATATTTTTTAAAATAATATTGTGATTTATGGTCTAATATATAACAGTCTTTTGAATATAAAGTTCCACCTGTAGTTTGATACAAATCTTCTTGACTTGTTAAATAATTTTTTTCTTCATCACTTAAATCATAAGGTTCAGTAATACTAACAACAGGCGTAGAAAATAATAAATTTAATTTAGTTTTCATTTTCTCACCATATTGAATGATATAGATATTCTAGAATAAGATAAATTTAAATTTGGTTTTACCATATGTCTTATATAGGGTGGAAAAAGAACTATTTTATTTTCTTTAGCAGGTACATTAACTTCTGAAAAAGTATTCTCATCAACTATTTTATCATGTTCACTATCATAAGATTTATAGTATGATATAGAATCCACG